CGGCTGCCTGGTTGCTAACCCCCCAGAGGGGATCGAGCTCGGCGCGCACGGCCTTGAGGGCCTCCTTCAGCTCCTTTAGCTTACGCAGCTCCTCTTCGGACAGGACCTTGACACCCTTCCGGGGGGCCACGCTCTCGGTCGAGCCCCCTGGGACCGAGGGTGCCTGGAGAGCCACGGGGGCTTCGAGGGTCTTCCGCTCTTTGGCGATGCGCTCGGCCTCCTCGCGCCAGGCAGAGCCGACCTGCTGGGCCCCCTCAACACCGTCCCGGACCCAGCCACCAATGACGTCCTCGGCAAAGATGCGCTTTATCTCCTCGAAGTCCCCGGTAAGACCCCCGTGCGAGATGGCCCGGAAGGTGTTGATGACCAAGTTTGCCCAGGCCTTGACGCTGTCCGCCAGGGTGGACATGACCCGCCCCACAAAGTCACCAAAACCCCCAAAGGAGTTCTGGGCCGTGGCCACGGCGGTCGGCCACGCCTCGGCTAGCCAGGTTGCGGCCTCCTGGATGGCTCCACTAATACTGGCAAAGGCGGCCCGACCAAAGTCCCCCAGGGTGGCGATGGACCCCTGGACTGGGTAGATCTCGTCGCGGAACACCGTAAGGGCCGCGACGGCCGCCGTGATGCCGACGGCGATGAGTCCGACGGGGTTCGCCGCAAGGGCTGCGGTGAACGCCCAGACGGCCGCGGCGGCCGAGGTGAACATGCTGACCAAAGCCGGCCCGAACGCAACGGCCAATGTCGCCGCGGTGACTACAGCGAGCTTCTTGACCAGGTCCATGTTGTCGGCCAGCAGCTTCAGGGCCGGCACAAGGGCTCCCATGATGGAGTCTCCCAGGTCCGTCATAATGATGTCGAGGGCCGCCATGGAGCGGCGAACCTCAAAGCCTGGGCCCGCGGCAATCTTGGCAAAGGCTGCGTCGGTCTTGCCCACCTTCTTCCCCATGTCGTCCATGGTCGACGTGAAGTCCTTGCCGGCAGCTCCGGCAAAGGCCAGCACGGGGACCAGGGCCTCGACGCCACCAAACAGCTTAGAGATGGCATCGACTCCGCCACCGGTCTTGGCGGCCACCTCCTGCAGGAAGCCCCCGAGGCCCTTTGACTGAATTGCGGCGGCGTTGAACTGCAGGCTCAGCTGCTTGGCCGCATGCGAGGCCTCCTCGGTGGGCTTCGCGACGCTCGCCAGGATCGCCTTCAGGCCGGTGACGGACTCGGCGGTGGACACGCCGCCCTTGGTCAGGGCCGCGGTGCCACTGGCCACCTCGTCGAAGCTCACGCCCATCTGGGCCGCCAGGGGCGCGACCTTACCGACGTTGGAGGCAAGCTCGGCAATCGTGGTCTTGCCGGCCGCGGCGGCCACAAACATGGCATTGGAGACGTCTGCAGCCTTCGAGGCCGCGTGACCATAGGCACTCAGGACGGACGTGAGGCCGTCGGCGGCCACCGCCACGTCCGTGACGCCTCCGACGGCCAACTTGTTGGCCTCGCGCAAGATCAGGGTCGCGGAGGTCGCGTCCGAGATGCCCGCCGATAGGATCTCGTAGAAGGCCTTTGCCTGCCGCGTCGGCATGGACCCAAACTCGAGGGCCATCAGCTTGGCCTGCCGGGCCAGCTCGCCCATGTCGTTGCTTGTGTCAGGGAGGACCGTGCTGACCTCCGCCAGGGCGTCGCCAAAGGCGATTGCCGCCGAGGCCGCCCGACGAAGCGTGTCCGCGATCGCCAGGGACGCGAGGCTCTTCTTGAGCAGCTCGACCGCGGACGAGGCCGACGAGGCCCCCGTGCCAATGTCCTCGAGGTTGCGGCGGACAGTCCTCGCGCCACTCTCGGTGACGACTACGTCAATGCGCTCGGTGGTCATTTATTGTCTCAACCCTCCGGACCGAGGACCTTGGTTCCGCGCACGGCGGCGACCGCGGCCTGGACGGCCTCCTCCACGAAGCCCGCCGGCGCCTGTGCCGAGGAGCCCGCGTTCAGGCGCCCAATATAGGGTAAATTGTTGGTGATGTGGATGGCCGAGTGGGAAGAACTGGTGCCGTAGCGACCGATCTCCTCCTGCCCCTGCCCGAGGGCCTGGGCGGCGCCTGCTGCGGGGGAAGCCGGCGTGGGCTGCTCCCCCGCAGCAGGGGCATTGATCGAGACCACCCAGTTGGCCCGGGCTCGCCCGGTGTCAACCGGCGTGGCTAGGACGATCGCCTGGTCCGCCGCAAGGGCCGCCTTGCGGACGGTGCGATGGACCCCCTCCTCAAGGGAGGCGGCGAGGACGGCAATGCGCTTCGAGAAGTCTCCAAGCCCAGCCACGGGCACCTCCATTAGACTCTGCCGGCCTCCCGCTCCGCCTTATCCCGCCTGTGCTTGAGGTAGGCGTCGTCGAGGGCCCGCACCATGTCGACGAAGTCCTCATAGTCCTCTTCGTCTGCTATCCCGTGACGCTCCGCGTAGCGGTCGATCGCGTCCCAGGGGATGGGGCCCTCCCCGAAGCCCACCTGTCGGCACGTGGTGAGCTCGAGGAAGGCCTCGTAGTAGACTTCGAGGCCCGAAAACAGCTCCGGGGCATTCGCGATTGCGTCCGGCAGGGGCTGCCTTCTCCTCACGGCGGCCTCGATGACGGTCCTCTCTATCGGCCCTTGCACGAGGGTGTAGAGGAGGACCTCGATCAGTTTTTTGCGTCGACTTCCTTCACCTGGACGCGGAAGAGGGCCGCCTTCTCGGCCTGCTCGCGGAGGTCCTTGAACAGGTCCGGCAGGTCGAGCAGGACCTGCTTGACGTTGTCCACGGTCAGCTCCAGGGGCTTGCCGTCACGGCCAAGGACCACGCCGTCCACGGTCTTGCCGGCCTTGTCGACGTGGCCCCAGCCCAGGATGACCGTCTCGGCGTAGGCCTGGGCGACCAGGTCCAGGCCGACCTTCTCGTCCATCGTCTCGGTCTGGATCGCCCGGCGGTAGGGCTTCAGCAGAGCCTCGAGCCGGGTCGAGTACCGCTTGTTAGCTCCGCCGGCCCGGGCAATGAGGAAGTAGAACGGGCCGTAGTCGATCTTGATGCCCGATTTCTCCACGCGCTGGTCGGTCTGGAAGACGTCGTAGATGCTCTTCATGATGAGGATGGCTCCTTCGGTTGGCCTTACGCCTCGGCGGCGCTCGGCAGATACTCAAAGTTGGTGACCAGAAGGGTGTGGTGGAGCGTGGGGTGCTCCGCCGCCTCGGCGGCCAGCGGGATCTTGATCGGCTGGTCCTTCTCGACCTGCAGGCGTCCGTTGCTCAGCGGAGCCAACGGGATGTCGAGGACGAGGCCGGCGTTGCTCTTGACCAGGGCGAAGTCCAGGGTCGCATCGGCGTTGCCACGGACGGCCGAGACCGCGGCGAGGGTCGAGAAGTAGGCGGTCAGGTTGCCCGACACGACAAAGTCGCCCACGCTGACGTCGAAGGCTCCGAGCACGCCAAGGCCCTTGGCCGGGGCGGCGTTGTTGGAGATGCTGATCGTCGCCTCGGTCAGGTAGGACGCAAGGAGGGTGTCGGTGTCGTCGTTGGCCAGTCGCAGGCGCGAGAAGTCCGACGAGGTGTTGAAGGCCTCCCCCGTGCCGATTGACGGGCGAGAGCCGGCCTTCTCGGCCCCAGAGGCCGTGGTCTCGGAGTCGAGGCCGACGAAGCCCAGTTCGACGGTCACCTTGTCCGCGGTCGGCATGTTGATCGTCAGAGTGTTGGCAACGCAGCCGCGCACGTACTCACTGCCCACCGAGGACAGGGAGCGCTCCAGCTGGATGGTCTGGCGCACGATCAGCGAGGGATCACTCTCGTTCTTCAGGACGTCACCGAGGAACAGCTGGATGGTCTTGCCGGTGCCCGCGTCCGTGGCCCAGGTGCCCTGGGTCTTGTCGAAGGTCACCAGGTGGGCCGCCACGGTCTTCACCCGCGCCCAGCCACTACACTGGACGCTGGCAAACTGGGTGGCCGCGGAGTCGCCGCCGACGTAGACCCACTCACCCGGGATCAGGCCCAGGGTGGTGAAGTCGAGGGCAGTCGAGGCGAGGCCCTTGACGCCGCCTCCCAGGCTGGCCGTCAGGTCGCCCGAGGCGCCCTGGAAGCCCACAACCTTGACGGTCAGGGCGGCGGTCTCCGCGGTCAGGGTGCCTGTCGGGACCTTCACCTCGGTGCCCGTGGAACCCGCGGCAACCACCTTCAGGCCGTTGTTGGCGTCGACGGAGGCGCCCGTCACGTAGATCAGGGTGCCCGCGGCAAGGGCCCCACCGGAGGGGACGGTGTAGCCGTCGGCGGATGCGCCGTTGTCGACGGCCGCCGACGCTGCCAACTCCGTCTTCTTGCGCCACGCGGCGAAGAAGAAGGCCGGCAGCAGGCGGCGGGCATCCTCGCGGACCAGGTCCATCTGGAAGCCCGCGCTTGCCTCCAGGTCGGTCACGACGCCCTTGCGGCGCTGTCGGCCGGCGCTAATGGGCGCACGGGCGGTGGTGGTGATGTTGGCCCCGAAGTCGCCGTAGCTGTTCGGCTCGAGCGGATACCAGACCACGCCGGAGCCGGGCAGGGTGCCCAGAGAGGCCTCCACGGCGTAGCGGAGGCCCGTGAGATTGGAGTCGACCTTATCGACCATTGTCAACTTCTCCTACTTCAACTCGTCGTAGGTGAATTCCGCCACGACGTTGTGTTGGACCCACGGGCCATCGGGCCCGACCTCTCGCATCCGCACGTTCCGGAACCAGACGCCGCCGGGGGTATGCCGGCCCTCGAAGGCCTCGGCTGCGATCTTACACAGACGGTCGGCCAGCGTAACCCCTTGACCATTAGGCACGAAGACCTGCACTGTCACCAGGCCCGACCGGTCAAACCGTCGCAAACCAGCTTCACCCAGGGTCCGCTGGCCAGCACCGTCCGTGTGACGGACGGTGACGCGGGCCCATGGTTGGCTG